TAATGTTCTGATTTTTCGTCGAGTAGCAGAGAGAGGTAATAGCCTGGTACGGGGCAGGGGTTCCCGTTGGGGTCTCGAACCAGGTCGTGGTCGAGTGTTTGTTGTTTGTACTTGGTGAACCAAGATTTTCCGATGGCGGGATTAAGAGACATTCGGACGTACTCAAATTTTCGTACTTTCATTTCGCCGTGTTTGTCGGCATAGACGTAACGGTCTTGAAGGGCCTTATCGGGTAATTGTTTTTTGAGAGCATAGCGGGCTACATAGCCCGCAGAGTGGAAGGTGACATGAGAGGTGTCTGTAAAGCCTTTTTGCCAGAGGTTATCTAGTTCCTCGGATTTGTAGTAGTTGTTGCCGTTTTCATTGCGGTGGTATTTCGCATCGGGTGGGAAGTACCCGAACAGGACAACGTGGTAGTGGGCGCGGTGAGTTTTGCCACCGTATTCGCCACACATGAAGAAGCGTAGGTTTAGGTCAGGATATTTGTACCGCAGACGTTTCATAAATAGCTGAAAGTCGCGGTGATCCAGGTCGCCGTTTTCGGGTAAGTCCTGGTCTCGGTACGTTAGCGTGGTAAAGCACGAGGTCTCGTGCATTTGGGATTCGTGCCAGCAGCGGAGCGCCCATTCTTTGGCGCGCCGGAGTTTGCAGGACTGGCATTTCCCACAGGGTAATTCCAGGTTGGCTTTAAAGTCTGAGCCACCGAGTCGGGTCTGCATTGAATCGGTTTTTCCGCAGTAATAGTGCTGTGCTGGTATTGGTCGAGTGCAAGACATAAACGAACCCCAGTTTGTTGAGAACAACCCGCAATGAGCGGGATTGTGACAAGGACAGCCGAGATATGTTTCAGAGCGCGATGCCGCCCCTGGGTACAGTTTTTACGGCGTTTTTGTAATTCATTTTGTTGGCTGTTTTCTTGAACAGTCTCTTGGATTTCTGTCTGGAGATTTTCTTTCTACGCATTGGTGGAACTCCTTGATAGTTGGGCATTTCATAGGCAGTTTACAGGTTTCCTGTCACCTAGACCAATATGGACAAGGGATATTGGTCATTCCGCAGGCTCACCCGAGGTGGAATCCTGCGGAGCAGAGGAAGTCTGCAGGGGGGTATCAGAGTCCTCTGTGAGAGGCTCAGGGGCCTCAGGACGGCCGATTTCTTCGAGCCATGCCTGAGGATCATTGTTGTATTTTTCGCGGTCTGCCAAGGGCAGAAGAGCGAAAGCGCTATCGAATTCGGCCTTGATTCGCATAGCGTCGGCAAAGGTTTGCGTGGTGGCGATACCGTAGTGGGCGTTCGCCAGGCGTTCCCGGTACGGGTCGAGGCCGGTCTCCTGGTAATGCTTGACGATGCGGTTTACATCGCAAGCAGGTGCGAACGATTGATCGGTAAGGGACTTCCCTGAGAAGTCCTGGGAGAACGGGCGTTTCTTTTTAGTCATACTTTTCTCCGGTTTTGGGGTCACGGCCCCCAGAGAAGATTTCGAATACCATCATGATGTATTCGGGAGAGGGTTTTTTGCCGTCCCGTTTAGTTACCCATGCGATGTGCTCGCGGGTTTTTCTGGCAGCTTCTAACTGTCCAGGTGCGTCCTGTTTTAGGAAATTTCCGGTAGCTGGAGGGGCGGGAGGTTTCGGGGTTGTTAGGCTGTTGACGATGTCGCGAGCCTTACCCCTCAGATCCCGCTGTTTGTTGAGATTGGATAGTGCGGAATTTGGGTTGTCGTCAGACAGGACAGATTTAACGCCTGATTCGGCTTTACGGATTAGATCCGTTTTGATTTTTAACGGGACGTTTTCCATTTCCATTTTATCGGCTTGGGCTGCTGCTACGCGGGCAGCTGCTGTAGCTTGACGGAGAGATACCGCGGAGGCCACGCCCAGGGCCGGAGCATTTTGTGCGGTACCCATTGCACCGCCGGGAGTGGATGCAGAGTTGCCCAGGGCAAGGATGCGATTAAGACCAGCAGCCTCTAGATCCTTAGCGGATCGTTGGTAGGCGGTGGATGACATACGTTCCTGGAAGCGCATTTGTTCCCTGGCGAATTCTTGCTGTTGTCGTTGTTGTCGTTTTGCGCCACGCGCGGAGAAGATGCCGCCCAGGGCAGAGGTAAGGAAACCGCCTACTGGGCCGCCGATGAGCGAAGAAAGCCCACCGGCGAGCGATTTAGCAGAGGACGCGCTGGGCGATTCGAACATTAGAAGTGATCCATGAGGCCGGGAGTGCCGTACAACGGCAGAGGCCTTGCGGCTTTGATTTTGAACCAAACGTCGAGCAGGAAGTCAGGCTCGGACGGAACAGCCAAGACGCGATCCATTGGAACGTCGTCAGTGATGAAGGCCTCGTTTAGCGCCGGCAGTGCTGCGAAGTCCTGAGCAAGATGCCATACATCCAGAGACTCATCCGCAGCAGAGCGGAATAGGCCAGTGATTTGAGACTGTTTGAAACGGTACTCATCGTAGCGCGGCATATACGAGAAGGTGCCGTCGTCGATTGTCGCGTTATTGGAGACGTACAGTTCCTTGTTTTTTACAGCCTGTTCGCCAAGGTGCGAAAGAGCGGGCCAGTAGAAATCGAAACGGGTTTGACGAGACCAATACCGTTCGAGGCCCTGCTGATAGGTAAGATCGGCGCGGACGTTGACGAGGCCCAGAATATGGCCGTGTTCCGTAAACGATGAGGTGAAACCGTGGTTATTGCCAGAGACAGTTCCGTAGGCAGCGAGATTGCCTTGTGGCGTTTCTTGGAACGGATCACCGTCGGGATTGGTGCCAGAGGTCTGCTGGACAGGATTAATGTTTATTTGGCTACTGCCGCCGCCAAGGTACAAAGGCCGTTGATGTACCAGCAAGCCAGGATCGGACACCTGGAAGTGAGAGCGCAAGATTTCGGGGTAACGAGTGCCGCCGCGTGCGTCGCGTTCGAGCAGTCGCTGAATTTGGATTGATTCGCGCAGGTCATTGATTGAAATTCCCGTAGCTTGGTTGAGGTCGGCAAAGATGTTCGATTCATTCAAGGCGCCGCCTGGGCCGAAGACAGCGTTTTCGGTTGGGGTCGCCGGATGTGTCCAGGTAAACGTGTTGGACTCATCATTGAAGTCGCCCATACGGATAGAGTCGCCGGATAGAGTGTCGTCGCCAACAATGTTGGCGTAGCCGCCGAGGTTGACGAAGGTGTCAGGGCCTTTTTGTGGGAATGGCAGACCGGCTGTAATGTAGTCGCGCCGTTTACGGCGGCTGCGGACTGTATACAGAGCGCCATTGTCAGGGCCATCGCCAGTTGGCTCAATGGCGGGTTGCATGAGATTTTCGTCGCGGAACCAAAAATTGTAGATTTTGTTGTAGCAACGGAATGCCAGGGCAGAGATCGGTACTTCTGTGGGATCGGTACCGAGTGGAAGACCCATGTAATCGTAGAGCGACAGTTCGGTGACTATCCCGACGTCGCCAAGAGTAGGGACAGAGTAGTCTATGGAATCCCCAGGGGCTTCCTGTTCGCCCATCATTTTGATGAAGTTAGGCCATACCTGGCGCCAGGGAGTAAAGAAGAAAAATGTTTCGAGAAACAGGTTGTCGAGTACGGGCTTTTGGGGGGTCGCCATGCGCCCAAACAGGGACGCACGGCAGTTTATTGTATCGCCTGGGAGAACTTCCAGGGAGAGGATAGGAACGAGCTTGGAAGCGTCGAAGGTGGTTTTGAGGCCGTGTGACAGGTCAAATTGTGACCGTGGTATATCAGCCGTCTTCGTCTGTGCGCCTACTTGCTTGCGTGCCATTGGTGTTCCCCGGTTCTATTGGATTGAGGAACTCTACACCATTTCCAATGGAAATTTTACCATTTGGTTCAAAATAGGCTGTATCGGTATCGAATTCCCCCAGGGAAAAGAGAGTGTAGTCGGCGGGATGTTTGCCGAAGTGGTGATCGTTGGAATTGACGCAGTCCTCGAAGGCGCGAATGGCTAGGCCTTTGGAGGGGACGAAGAAAGGTGGCAGGTATGTTTCGGCTTTGGAGTCGTAGACCGTGAAGCATAATTGCAGCTTGGACATTGTTTTTTTTCCTTTACGTAGCGTGAATAGGATTCGCGGAACTGTTTTATCGTAATCATAGATACGGCCGCAGTTGCTGTTTGCATTTCGCTTTGACGCATTGTTCTTTCGCGGCAAGGCGCTCAGGTGTGTTATCGGGATTCAGTTTGGCTTTTTCAACCCTTGCCTGGGCAAGTTGAGCGTGGAGGTCAGGGTCATAATGTTCTGATTTTTCGTCGAGTAGCAGAGAGAGGTAATAGCCTGGTACGGGGCAGGGGTTCCCGTTGGGGTCTCGGAC